GGGTTAAGGAGGTGGTTAAATGGCAACAAGAACAATAAAAACAATATTTGCATTAGACGGCGAAACTAAATATAGAGATGCAATAAAAAGCATTAACAAGGAACAAGCCCTTTTACGCGCAGAACTTAGAGCAGTCACCTCTGAATTTGATGCATCGGGAGATGCGCAAAAGAAACTATCAGCCCAGGCTGAGAGTCTGACCAAACAAATTGAACTGCAGAAACAAAAAATTGCTGAAGCTCAAAATGCAGTTGAGCAATCTACTAAGATATATGGTGAAAATTCAGATACTACTAAGCAATATAAAATTGAGCTGGCTAATGCCGAGGCGCAATTAGGAAGACTCCAATCAGCTCTGGCAAAAACTAACGAACAGCTGATATTACAAGAAAGTCGTATGAAAAAAGCCGGCGATTCTCTTGAAAGCGCCGGCAAAAAAATGCAAAATTTCAGCGATAAGGCGGGGAAAGTTGGTAATACATTATCTGCAACCATAACTGCACCTATAGTAGCTGGAGCTACTGTTGCAGCAAAATCAGCTATGGACTTTGAGTCTGCTTTTGCTGGCGTCCGCAAGACAGTGGATGCCACAGAAGAACAGTTTGCAGAGCTAGAACAGGGCATCAGGGATATGGCCAAAGAGGTACCCGCCTCTGCTGCAGCTATTGCAGAAGTAGGTGAAGCTGCAGGCCAACTTGGAATAGAGACCGAGAACATTCTCGGATTCACTCGTGCAATGATTGATTTGGGAGAGTCCACAAATCTTTCAGCCACCGAAGCAGCTGAAGTATTGGCTCAATTTGCAAATGTGACTCAAATGTCACAGAAAGACTTTGATCGGCTTGGCTCAACTATAGTTGCTCTCGGGAATAATTTTGCAACTACAGAAAAAGACATAGTCAATATGGCCCAAAGGTTAGCAGGTGCCGGTAAGCAGGTTGGGCTGTCTGAGGCAGAGATCATGGCTCTGGCAACAGCATTGTCAAGTGTTGGCATTGAAGCGGAAGCCGGTGGATCGGCTATGTCGAAAGTGCTTATCAATATGCAGCTTGCAGCGACAGTAGGGACCAAAGCAAACGAAATTATCGGCAAAACAGGCATGAGTTTAAGAGACCTGCAGATGTTGGCTGATGAAGATGCTAAAGCATTCAAGGCAATGGCTAATAGCATGGGTTATACCTCAACCGAATTCAGACAGTTTATTGATGCATCTGCTTCCTTAGAGGCATTCGCAAAGGTAACCGGTCAGACTGCGGATCAGTTCAAAAAAGCTTATGAAGAGGATGCTGTTGGTGCACTACAAGCTTTTATAAGCAGTCTTGCTACTGCAAATGAACGTGGTGAAGATGCTATCGAGATCCTGACCGACATGGGTATTACCGAAGTTCGTATGCGTGATGCTTTGCTAAGATCAGCTGGCGCCGGGGATATTTTAGCTGAATCAGTTGCACTTGCCAACAAGGCATGGGAAGAGAATAATGCTCTGACAAAAGAAGCTGAACAGAGATACCAAACCTCTGAATCGCAAATGCGGATTGCCAAAAATACCATGCAGGATGCAGCTATAACTATTGGCAGGCAATTATTACCACCTTTGGCAGACTTAATGAAAAGTGTTGCGAATTTAGCTGAGCGTTTTGGTCAGTTAGAACCTGAACAACAGAAAACAATCCTTACATTGGCTGGTGTGGCAGCAGCTATGGGTCCGGTCATAAAGACCACGTCCACATTGACCGGAGGAATAGGAAAAGCTACAGAAAGTATAGGAAGTTTTCTCAAGAGATTAGCAGAAAAAAAAGCAGCGGA